AACTGGCGCATCCAGCGTTTCCGTGGTGACAGTGATGCCCATGTTTCATTTGTTCGGCTTGAGGCTCAAATTGAATCACTGGCATACTGATGGCAACCGCACCCATTTCTCGCAGACTTAATCTGACCCGTGACCAGTTGGCGGCATTTCTGACTGACCACCAACAGATTAGGCAGTTTGAACTTTTGTTCTCTACTGTTGATGAATTACAAGTTATTGTTGGCACAGACTTTGAGTTTCAAGCTGATACCGCCTATGCCACCGCCACTAATGCGCTGGCTCAACTTGCAGCGTTAGCACAAGAATCAGCAATTAACTGCGCTTTGGCTGAGAACAAAGCAAATCAGGCGTTGGCATTGGTAGATAAACTGACTAAAGCTGTTGAGGGTTTGCAGATGACCCCACCGCCTAGAGAATTTAAACGGGCAAGATATGGGTCGTTCTACGACACTACTACACAGACAGCCACGGTCATCAATACAGCAACGGCAATCACTTTCAATACTACTGATTTAAGTAATGGCGTTTACATTGGTTCACCCACTTCACGTATCATTGTTGATAGCGAGGGCTTGTATAACTTTGCTCTTAGCTTTCAAATTGACAAAACATCTGGGGGTACTGCTGAGTTTTATATTTGGTTTAGATTAAATGGTGTAAATGTTTCCAATAGCGCAGGATTTATTCGCATTCAAGGCAACAACGCAGAGATTTTTTCAGCTTACAATTTATTTTTAGACCTTAAAGCTAACGACTATGTTGAAATAATGTTTTCAGTCACTGATTTAAACGTTGAAGTTTTGGCAGTGTCAGCAACTGCCCCAGTTCCAGCAATTCCATCCATAATTTTGACAGTCAACAACAACATTGAAGGTGTACTATGACCGTTATTATCAAAGTGCTTATCCCTGCAAAACAGGCAGAGAACGCACAGACCACCCAATACACCGCAACAAATGTCAAAGCAATCATTGACAAGTTTACGGTTACTAATACCAGCGCAAATAATGTAACTTTCAGTTGCAACTTGGTAACAACTGGAGGCTCTGCGGGTGCATCTAACTTGATTGTAGATTCACGAAGTCTAGTTCCTGATGAAACCTACACTTGTCCTGAATTGGTTGGGCAGGCACTGGATGTAGGTGGGTTTATTTCCACAATCGCAGGGGCAGCAACATCCCTAACCATTCGGGCATCAGGCCGTGAAATTACTTAAGGAGCACAGCATGAAAGAATTTATGATGATTCCCCGAGGCTTTACTGGCCTCCCAATGGATGAGGGGTTCTTAAACACAGCCGAGAATAAAAAGAATTATGCGGTTGCGGTAGCTGATTGGAACTATGGCCCTGAAATGCCAACCAATGAAGCTGGTGCGAATAAGGAGTTCTACGTAGGTCTGGCAGAGGCGATGCAGTGCGATGAAAAAGACGCAAGACGCAAACACTGCTCAAACTGCGAGTATTACGACAATTCCTTTATGACTCAAGTGCGAATCGAACGCATCCCAATGGCGGCTTATGACAAGGGTGCAGGGTTTAGGGGTCATTGCATGAAACTTAATTTTATCTGCAACGATATGCGGGTTTGTCAGGCTTGGGAAGACAGAGAATATGAGGATTGACCTTTTGTCAATTTGTGCGAAAATTAAGCCGCTGAGTTCTGGCATCCAGCGGCCTGCCCTTATTAGGAGTTGTGCATGACTGGTATTGATTGGCTTAAAGAAAACCTACAAAGGGTTCTTCTACTGCCTACGCCAGTTGTTGACTGGCTAATTATGGTCTACGATGCCATTCAGGTGTTTGATGATGTTGCCGATGGCGACACGATTGAGCGCAAAGACCTGAATGCAACCATCTGGAACACATTGGTGGGTATGCACCAAAACCAATTTTTTATCAGCAACAGTCATCATCTTGTGCCATTGATGGCAACGATGATCTTGAAATGGCAAGCCTCAGACACGGCAGAACGTGAAGGTCATGCGGATGCTAGATCATTCATCTGGCGTGCTGGCTACTATGACTTGATTTTGATGGCGGTTTCTCTTACGCATGGGGCAGGATTTGCCACAAAAAATGCACATCTCGTCATGGATTTATATGGCGAGAAACTTGAAGACTACATGAAGGAGTTCAGCAATGCCTGATGTAACAACAATGCTTATAGTTGGTGGAAGCCAACTTATCGGAAGTTCAATGCAAGCCAGTGCTGCAAGCAGTGCCGCAGGCATTCAAGGTGCTGCGGCTGAAAAAGGCATTGAAGAACAGCGCAGACAATTTGATGCACTTCAAACCTTGCTCAAACCTTACACAGAAGCTGGAGTTCCAGCATTAGAACAGCAACAGGCTTTATTAGGTCTTAAAGGGCCAGAGGCAGAACGTGCCGCCATCGAACGCATCAGTGGTGGTGAGCGTTTCCAAGAACTAAGCAGGCAAGGCGAAGAGGCATTACTGCAAAGAGCATCAGCTACTGGTGGTCTTCGTGGCGGTAATATTCAAGCCGCATTAGGTCAGTTTCGCCCTCAACTCCTCAATCAACTTATTGATGAACAGTATGGTCGTTTAGGCGGCATGACAACTTTGGGTCAACGGTCTGCGGCTGGCGTGGGTGCGGCTGGCATGGAGTCAGGTACAAACGTGTCTAATTTATTATCTCAAGAAGGTGCGGCTCGGTCTGGTGGGGAACTTAATGAGGCACGTGCTTATGGTCAGTTATTTAATCTGCCATCACAAGTGTTGGGTTTCCAATATGGCGCAGGCGGTAAGGCTGGCGTGGGCTTTAAGTTCTAAAGGGATAAAACATGGCAACGATCAATCCATTCCAAGCCCCAATTAACTATGCAGTTGATGTGCAAAGCCCATTCGAGGCGGCAATCGGTGGATTTAAACTTGGTGCAGGCGTAGCTGAAGTTGAGGCGGCAAGAGCCGCAAGAGATCAGGCGCAAAAGGGTCAAACTGACTTAAAGGCATTATTTAATAATCCCAATGCAACAGCGGCAGATTATGAGCGTATATTGCCATTTTTACCTAAAGATCAAGCGGCAATCGTAACGCAGGGTTTTGAGAGAAAAACCAAAGAGCAACAGCAAACCGCATTAACACAAGGGGCGCAAGTTTACACAGCCATCAAGTCTGGAAATTTACCAGTCGCTGAAATGCAACTTAAAGAGCAGGCCGTAGCACTAAGAAATGCTGGTAGAGAAACAGAGGCACAAGGGTTTGACGATCTTTCAGCTTTGATTAGGATGAACCCAACAGGGGCGCAGACAACGATTGCGTTGACTTTAGCTAGATTGCCTGGAGGCAAGGAATTTCTTGAAAGCGCAGACAAGGCATTGTCAACTCAAAGGGCTGAAGCTCTCCAACCTAGCGCATTAAAAGAATCTGTAGCTAAAGCAGATCAAGCAGTAACTGAGGCTCAAAATAAAGTTGCAGACTTGCGTATCAAATTGCAAAATGAACCAATTGAAGCTGAAAGATTGATAATTAAACGAGACCTTGAACTTGCACAAACAAATGAAGCAAAGGTTAAAGAAAAGTATGCAGAGCGTGAAGCAGTTGATAAACTGATTAAGAATGCGGCAGATTTAGGTTTGACAAAGGCGCAAACTGGCTTTGCATTGGCACAAACTAAAAAACTTGGTTTCGAAAGTCAAAAAGCCGCACTTGAATTGGAAGCCCTCAAAGCCACTGGTGGTGTTGATCCTGATAAGAAGTTCACACAGGAAGAAAAAATCCGCAAGGAATTTCAAGGCCGCACCAAGGTATATGGCGAACTGCAAGGCACTTACAACAATATCAAATCTTCGGCAGAAACAGGTAACGGCCCTGGCGATATTGCCTTGATAACGAGCTTTATGAAGATGCTTGACCCAGGCTCAGTGGTGCGCGAAACAGAATTTGCTACAGCACGCGATACAGCTGGATTGTTTACACAATTAGAGAATAGACTACAAAAAGCCAAAAACGGTCAACTTCTAGGTTCTGTGCAACGGAAAGAATACGTAGCCCTTGCTCAAAAATATCTGGAATCAGCTCAGAAAAAAGCAGAACAGGAAAAAAAAGACTTGGGCATTGTGGTCAAAAACTACAAACTCAACCCTGACAATGTGTTTGGGCCTGAGACAGCAGCACCGCCACCAAGTCCATCACCAAATAGTGTGATAGTTAATGGTCAAACTTTTAATCGCCCTGCAAACTTCACTGATGCTCAGTGGAGCGCATACAAGCAATCTGTGGGGGTGCAATGAGTCCAGAAGAATGGTTGGCATCTCAGACTAGTCAGGCTGCTCAAGCAGCTCCTGCACCAGCATCTGCTACACCTATGGCTACAACGCCAGCCTCAACACCTATGTCGCCTGAGCAGTGGCTTGCCACACAGCAACCAGCGCCATCAACAACGGCAACAGGTCTTGCGGGTGCGGCAACTAGGGGCGTGGCTTTGCCTGCGGCTGGTGCGGCACTTGGCGCAATGATGGGTGCGCCATTTGCTGGTGTCGGTGCGATACCAGGCGCTATTGCAGGAGCTGGAGCAGCAACACTTGCTGGATTGGTTGCTGACCCCGTTGTTGGTTCAATCAATAGTTTATTTGGCACAAAATACACATTGCCAACCGATGCGCTTGAAGATTTATTAACTCGTGTGGGTGTTGCCCAACCTCGGACTGCCGCAGAGCGAATTGTGCAAACTACAGCGGCTGGTGCAAGTGGTGGCCTTGGTGGTGTTGCAGTTGGTAAAGCTGTGGAAGCAGCCGCAACAGGGCCAGTTGCCCGTGAAGTAGGTAGATTGCTGGCAACAACACCAGCACTTCAAACACTTTCTGGTGGCACGGCTGCTGCCGCTGGCGGTATTGCAAAAGAAGCTGGTGCTGGCACTGCTGGGCAGATTGCGGCAACTGTTGGCGGTGCTTTTGTTCCGTCTGTGCCATCAGCAGTCAAAGCAGTTACTAAACAAGTAGCAAAGCAGATTGCTCCAGCTGGTGCTGGTATCCGTGAAAGACTCGAACCAACAACGATTCAGCAACTACGTGCTGGTCAAGAAGTCCCAACAGAACCAACGATCGCAGAATCTTTGCAGAGTATTAAAGCGACTATGGGAGAAAAAATATCACCACAAGATCAGCAGATTATTAGAAAGCAAATCGAACAAAGTCCAGACTCCGTTGAGGTGGTTAAATTCCGTCTTTCTGGCACACAAGCTGTCCCTGATAACCAAGCCGTGGATGCCATCAAGCAGGGTTGGAAAGATGGCACGATTGCCAGTATCAAAGCCGCATCTGACGCAGACCGTCAGGCAATGACAAAAATGCTCAACATCTTTAAGATGGGTGAAAAGAGTGAGAAATTTCGTGCTACAAACCGTGCCGCTGACATCCTTGGTGATACTGTTGAATCAAGAATTAATTACATAACAGGCGCAAATAAAGAAGCTGGTAATGCCATCAACCAAATTGCAAATAGTCAACTGAAAGGTCAGCGGGTTGATTTTGACCCTGCAATAAACTCATTTATAGATGACCTTGGTGCTTTGGGTGTGAAGGTTGAACTTGATGCAAACGGGGTCGCCAAGGCGAATTTGCAAGGTTCTGATATACAGGGTGATAGACAGGCTCAACGTGTCTTAAACATGGTTTTAGAGCGTTTGAGCACCGTTAAAGCACCCGATGCTTATGGCATCCACACAGCCAAGCGTTTTCTTGACACACAGGTAGATTTTGGCAAAAGAAGTCTTGCTAATCCACTTACAGCGCAAGCTGAAAGAACATTAAAAACTCTACGTAGAAATTTGAATGAAACTCTTGGTGAAAGTTTCCCTGATTACAAGGCGGCTAACACAAAGTATTCGGATACCATTTCTGCATTAGACGATTTACAAAAATCTGCTGGCACACAAATTAATTTTGATTCACCAAATGCTGAAAAAGCATTAGGTGTTGCAATGCGTAAATTAACTAGCAACTATGGTACACGGGCTAATCTAATTGATGCTCTGGATAAAGCAAATCAGACTGCCACAAAATATGGCATGAAGATCAATGATGATGTAATTAATCAGTTGATTTTTGTAAATGAACTTGATCGTATGTTTGGGGCGGCTGCACAGACCTCGCTGAAGGGTCAAGTTGCGGAAGCTATGCAGACTGGTGTTGACATTGCAAGAGGAAATGTTGCAAGCAGGGCATTTGATTTGCTTGCACAAAAAGCAGAGAATCTACGTGGTGTCAACAAAGAAAATGCTGTCAAAGCAATGGAAGAACTGCTCAAGCGTAAAGCTGGGCAACCGTAAACAGGAGAATAAATAAATGTCCTCACTTTCAGTAGAACCGCCATATCCAGCGTTTGCAGATGCTGATGGACAGCCGCTTGAGGATGGTTACATCTGGATTGGCACGGCTAATCTGAACCCAATAACCAACCCGATTGTTGTTTATTTTAATCCTGCGTTGACGATTACAGCCGTTCAACCCATCCGCACCAGTGGGGGTTATCCTGTCTACCAAGGCACGCCTACACGTATTTACGCATCGGGCGATTACTCTATCCAAGTGCAAAACAAGAACGGCACTGTGGTTTACACATCGCTGTCAGATAACTTTGATGGCTTTTTGGCAACTAATGCAACAGGAGATGGTTCGCAGACTGTGTTTTCAGTCTCGTCATTACCAGCACAGATTTTTATCAATGGTGTGTATCAGAACCAAAATACTTACACATTAACAGTTGGAAATGTTACGTTTTCACAAGCTCCACCATACAATTCAATTATTGAATTTCTTTTTTAAGGAAGTGACAAATGTTAAAATCAATCTCAACGGCTGGTGGTGGTGGTAGTGGTGTGGTTCAATATACACAAAACATTCAATCAGCAGACTACACACTGGTGATTGGTGATGCTGGAAAGCAGATTTTTCACCCTGCTTCTGATACATCTAATAGAACTTTCACCATTCCCGCCAACAGCAGTGTGGCGTTTTCAATTGGCACAGTGGTTTTGTTCACAGTTGAAAATGCTGGAACTTCTGTTGAAGTGTCATGCGGAGATACGCTTGTTTTTGGTGGTGGTACAACGGGAACTCTAGGTGTTTTGCAAAATAACACTTTGATGTGCATAAAAGTCACTGCAACAAAATGGATGGCAAACTATTTGTATCAAACAGGAACTGCAACTGCTATTGAAACAATAGCAGTTGCTCATACTACAACACCATTTATTTCAGCTTATAAATTTTCAAGTTCAGGGTTTGGAACTAAGTTTGCTGACCCTGCAACACTGCCAAACGGCACTGGTTTTGGAGTAGCATTTACTTCAGCAGGTGATGTAATAGCAGTTGCTCATGGCTCGTCATTATTTATATCTGCTTATTCATTCTCAGGTGTTGGCTTTGGAACTAGGTTTGCTGACCCTGCAACACTGCCAACAGGTATTGGTAATGGTGTAGCGTTTACTTCAGCAGGCGATGCAATAGCGGTTGCTCATGCTACGACACCATTTATATCTGCTTATCCTTGGTCTAGTAGTGGCTTTGGAACTAAGTTTGCTGACCCTGCAACACTTCCAGCAAGCACTGGTAATAACGTAGCATTTACTTCAGCGGGTGATGCAATAGCAGTAGCTCATGCCACTACTCCATTTATATCTGTCTATCCTTGGTCTGGTAGCGGCTTCGGAACTAAGTTCACTAATCCTGCAACACTTCCGACAGGTAGTGGTAATGGCGTGGCTTTTAATCCAACGGGAACTGCAATAGCCGTTGCTCATCAAAATACACCATATATATCTGCTTACCCTTGGTCTGGTAGCGGATTTGGAACTAAATTTAGTAATCCTGCAACACTTCCAACAGGCATTGGTAGTGAGCCAGCATTTAATCCAGCAGGTGATGCAATAGCGGTTTCTCATGCTTCAAATCCCCGTGTTTCAGCCTATCCTTGGAGTGGTTCAGGGTTCGGAACTAAGTTTACTAATCCTGCAACATTACCTGCGAGTGACGGAAATGCAGTAGCCTTTAATCCAGCAGGAACTGCAATAGCGGTTGCTCATAATACAACACCATTCGTGTCAGCTTACCCTTGGAGTGGTTCTGGCTTTGGAACTAAATTTAGTAACCCTGCAACACTGCCAACAGGTACTGGTAATGGTGTAGCGTTTTCAATAGCAATATAAAATTATGAACTACACACAACTAAGCCCCGAATATAAATACGACACTATTGCAGACGCTATTTATGGTCGTGAAGTAGAGTATTTTCATTACGACTTTGATCGTATTAACTTTGCATATCTGTTGTCTATTGCACCAGAAGGTGAATTTAAAAACACCACAGCAGAACGGCTTGCATCTACTATGCAGCAGATGAACTCTGTTGCCGCAATTATGGATGCTTTGCGCTCTCAGATTGATGATGAAGAAGCCTATGAAGCAGCCGTAGTGCGAGTCACTGCCAAACGCAAGGAGTCCAAATAATGTTGAAATACGTTCAATCTAAAGATGGTGTTTTTGTACGCCACATTTTTGATGTTGAGCCTACCCAGTGGGATGAGGACAACTTTTGTTTAGCCCGAAAGCTGACACCAGAGCAAGCTGTGCGTTTTGGCGTGACCAAACTCAAACTAACTGACCCACCTTACTTTGACCCTGCAACTGAGCAACGAAATGAAGTTGATCCAGTTTTGGTCGATGGCGTTTGGTTGCAACAATATGTTGTCTCCCAAATGGATGCTGAAGTTGCAGCAGCCAAAACAGCAGAACAAGCATCTCGTGATCGTGCAATTCGAGACAAGCTACTAATTGATTGCGATTGGACACAGGTTGCTGATGCGCCAATTGACAAGGAAGCATGGGCTACATACCGACAAGCATTAAGAGACATCCCAGCGCAGTCTGGCTTTCCTTGGGCAATCACTTGGCCTACACAGCCGGAGTAAAACATGGCACTTACAAAAGTTTCTTATTCGATGATTACTGGTGCGCCATTGAATGTGCTTGACTATGGCGCAGACCCTACGGGTGTGGCAGACAGCCAGCCAGCGATTCAAGCAGCCATTAACTCTGGTGCGGTAGAGATCATTATTCCATCGGGAACGTATCGCATTAACTCACCTTTGGTCATCAATAAAAACGATGCTGTTAAAAAGATTAGCGGTTTTGATATGTCAACAACTCTTAAGTTGTACACATCAACAACAGCGTCTATTTTTGACATTCAATATATTGCACCACAGCCTGAGACAAAACAGTTTTTTGCTATTGAGAATCTGATTCTTACTTCTAACGGCACAAAAGCAGATGCGTTTTTAACCTACGGCATACTTTCTACTGGTACGTCTTACGCTTACTTTAACAACATTCGAGCTACTAACTTCAGTGGTTCTGGTTGTGAAATAAAGGGCTGCGTCTATATTGGTCTTGACAACTATACGGCGGGTGAATGTAACTATGGCCTAAGTTTTGAACTAAACTTGGGAACTGCCTGCACAGCAGTCGTGGTCAATCGTGCGTACATCTCTGGATGTTTGCGTGGTATTACGCAGACCAACGCAAACAACATGACGTACATTAACTGCGTCATTGAGTACAGTGGCAGTAGCACAACAGTCGATGGTGCGTTCCACCTTGCTGGCGGTATGGCAGAGATCATCACGCCTTACTTTGAGCAAAACGGGCGTAACTTTGTAACTATTGAAGGCACACCAGTTATCAGAGCACCTTATGGTTGGGAAAGCGGCACTGCGGCTAATGTATTTACCTTTAATGCGGTGGCGTTTGATGAACGTGGCGTAACGCTTCAGTATCCCTACAATTTATATCTGCCAAGGATTAACGCAGACATTTCGTCTAATCGTGATTTGGTCATTGGCGAGAATCTTACTGTGCCTGTGGCAGGCGGTAGCGTCATCTTTGGCAACGAGACAATGGACTCGGATAATGGGTTTCTTACCAGTGGTTCATTTACAACCGTGTACACAATCCCTGCATCTGAAAGCACGGGGTCAGCGGCTAACTCAAAAGCACTGTATGAATACACGTGCTATGCGGGTGCAGCCGATCTAAGCACTGGCTTTGATGCTGGCACGATTATGAATGGGACACTGCGAAGCTACTCTGGCTCAAACCCTGCTTGGTTAAGATTGGTTGGTGGCAGTCTATCAACAGTGGTAATTACTGGCGTTGCGGGTCAGTTCAGTTGCACATCCACAACATTGACTGTTGGCATGGCTGTGACGATTGCTGGAACTTTTGGAGGTACAGGTTCAATCACAGGTTACACCGACCCTAAGACCTACTTTATCATCACGACAAATGGCACAACAACATTCACCTTGTCTGAAACTTTGGCTGGCCCTGCCATCGTAACAACAGCTGGAACGCCTACTGGACTTACCTACACCATTCCTAGTTATGTGCAGATGAACGTGACTAGTACAACTTATGGCTTGACGTATAAAATTATCATGCGCAGAGTATTTCCTGGCATTGCTGTTTAACCCGTACCAATTCGGCTAATTGGAGTCTTAATATCACAAAACATTTTGTGGTTGGAAACAAGGAAACATAATGGCTCTCGAAAAAATTAGTTCTGTTGATTTAATTGAAATTGTTGATAATCGTATCATTCAAGTACGCACTAAAACTTCGATTTTAGAAAATGGCGCACAAATAAGTACGCAATTTCAACGTCAAATTGTTGTGCCCAATGGCAACTACAGTAATCAAGAACCTACAGTGCAAGCGATTGCAAACCTAATTTACACTCCTGAGATAGTTGCAGCCCATGCAGCCGCCTTAGAAGCTCAGTTAACCTAAAGCAGTCAAAACTGCAAAGAAAGCATGATATGGCAAGTAATAGTCAAATCGCATTTGCCCCACTAGGCGAAACGGTAGTAGTTCCTGCGGCATCTTCTGCACCAACGGGTGTTCAGGCTCTTGTAAGCGGAAGACTTGACGCACAAGGTACGGGTCAATATCGAATTGTTAACGACAGCACAAATACTGTGTTTTTGGGCGTTGGAAGCACAGCGGCAATCGCACAAGCAAATGCAGTTGCACCAATTGCTGGAACACCATCTGCGGCTATCGTGCTAGTGCCTGGTGCTATTGAAATCCTGCGCTTTGGTCGTGAATCTTTTTTCAGTGGCTTGGCATCTTCTGCATCTACTGTTTACATCGTGCAGGGCGAGGGCATTTAATGCTTGAGGATACTGACACACGGCTGGCAGTTCATGAGGCGGTTTGTGCTGAGAGGTACACCGCCATTGAGAAGTCGTTTGAGTCAGGTTCACAGCGCATGACTCGCATTGAGTATTTGCTTTATGTGGTGATTGCGGCAGTTTTATTGGGGCCAGGCTTTGCGGGTGAATTAGTCAAAAAAATGATCGGCTTATGAAAGATTGGGTCGAAGCGTTAATCGTTGCGGCCTTTATATTTATCTTTGTTGTTTGGGGTACATTCACCTTAATTTGGATTTGGGGATGAAATGGTTTTTGGTTATATTTATACTTCTACCGCAAACCGCCAGCCAAAAAGATGAATACCGCTGTGTAAGGTGGGCGTGGACGGGTGATGTTTATAACCGCAAAGTTGTTTGCCTACAGTGGGAAAAGGTTGTACGGAAATGATTGACCCAGTAGCAGCACTGGATGGTTTACAGAATGCCATCCAACTTGTACGCAAAGCGGCTAAAGTTGCCAACGATCTAGGTGGTTTGGGGGTCATGGTTGGTCGGATGTTTGACGCTAAGAGTCAAGCAACCAAGGCGATGGTTGAGACCAAAAGGTCTGGAAATAAGTCCAACTTTAGCGTGGCAATGCAGATTGAAAATGCGTTGATGCAAAGTGCTAAGCTCGAGTCTGAGCTTCAACTCCTATATATGCAAACTGGCAATATAGACGTTTGGAACAAGATTAAAGCCAGAGCCTCAGAGATGGACAGAGATGATGCTATTGCCGCCCGAGATGCAAAGCTAGAAGACAAGAGGCGTAAGGAAAAAGAACAGCAAGATTTTGAGATCGGCTTGGGCATTGGTGCTGTTTGTTTACTGGTGTTTTTGGTGGTTGTTGGTCTGATTGAGTTAAAAGAATTCTGCGATACAACCCGTAGATGTGGGCGATGAATGAGTACCAAAAGCAATTTGACCTTTTCCTTAAAGTTTTCGTGCGATTGTGCGTTGCTTGGTGGGTGCTTGGTCTTTTACGATTCCTGCCAGATGATTTGTCAGACAAAATTGTCAATAAACTACTTGGAATGATTGGACTGTAATGCTTTCACTATTCTCAACTCTTGGTGGTTTGCTCATATCGGGCTTGCCTAAACTGCTTGACTTCTTTCAAAACAAGGCCGACCAAAAGCATGAGTTAGCCTTGGCGCACATTCAGGTGCAGATGCAACTACAGATGATGGCGCAGGGCTTTGCCGCCCAAGAGCGCATGGAAGAAATACGCACCGATCAGATTGCCATGCAGACAGATGCAGAGATGACCGTGGCGGCTTATGACCACGATAAGAAAGTCATGGACAACGCAAGTCGTTGGGTGGTTAACTTTGTGGGTACTGTTCGCCCGATGGTGACTTATATCTTTGTGCTTGAGCTGTGTGCAATAAACGCATGGATTGCTTACTACGTCTATAGCCGCCCAACTCTAGTGATGAGCATAGAAGACCTGATTCGCTTATCTGACATTATTTTTTCCACTGATGAGATGGCAATGCTTGGAGGCATTATTGGGTTTTGGTTTGGCTCACGTTCTTGGTCTAAAAAATGAAAGTCAGCAAAGCTGGTGAGGACTTGATGCACTTTTTTGAGGGCTACAGAAACAAGCCTTATAGGTGCAGTGCCGCAATTTGGACAGTGGGCTGGGGTCACGCAATGTACAGCGATCAGTTAAACCTACCAAACGTTCGCAAAGAGGGTTACACAGGGCTTATCAGGTCTGAATATCAACTAAAAGAGGGAGATGCCCGTGTTTGGTCTAAAGATGAATTGGTCGATTTGTTCAAAGTGGACATCGATAATTTTGAGCGTGGTGTTCTTCGACTTTCTCCTGCTCTTGCTAGTCATCAAAGCAAATTCGACGCTGTTGTCTCTTTTGCCTACAATGCTGGGCTAGGAAACTACCAAAGGTCAACCATTCGTATGAAGGTCAACCGTGGTGATTGGGAGGGGGCAGCCGAAGCCTTTATGTCATGGACTAAGGCTGGCGGTAAAGAAGTGGCTGGTTTGGTTAAGCGCAGGGTAGCTGAAAAAAAGCTATTTCTTACCTAACTCTGCGTAGTGGCTCTTGGAACTTCTCGGGCGGTGGGGGTTGCATTTTCTCACTAGGCGGTGTCCACCCGTACTTTCGCCAAATGGCTTGAACATCTGAGCCAGATTCCCATTTAAAGTCTTTGTTTGCCAGTGATGGGTAACTGATCTTTGAGTAAGGTGGTTTTTCTAGCATATTGACCATTCTCTTTCGTTTCTACCTGAGTTTGATTTAACTGTATTCCCTGTGAGATAAATTAAACCAATAATTTTCATTTCATTTAAGCGTCTAGCAACTTGATTGCCATCTAGGTTAGTTCTCGCTGCTATTCCATCCTTGCCAAGAGCACCATATTTTTCCAAGCACTCAAAGATGATTCTATGATGTTCTGATACTACGGGCTTTATGGCCTCTGCCGCCTCAAATGAGGTCATTGGGTCATTGGCTCTAACTCTTGGGAACTCTGGAAAAATTCTGTCAAACATTCTTTTGTAGTCCATCATTAACTCCTAAAAGGTGGGGGTACTTACTGCCCGTCTACAAGCTTTCAAAAAGTATGAAGCAGCTTTCCCCCCGTTTGCTTAAAATGGTATATCGTCTTCGTCTTTTGGTAAACCTTGGTAACCCTCTCTAAGTTTTGGGTCATTGATATATGCCCAGCCATCCCAACCGCCCTTGATAAGCGGTGTCACATCTAGCTTTAACATATCCCCATTTTTGGTGTCAATTATTGAACCAATTTTTTGGTATCGGTTTTTCTGCTGACCATCCTTGTTCACATAAGTGCCCTGAATGACGCTGATTTCTTTAAGTATTTTTGACATTTTTAATTTCCATAAGTTGAGCAATTTTGATGTCAAGTTCGTTTAAGAATTTGACAATTTCTTCTTCCATAAGTCTGATATACATATTGTCCCGTGGGACACGTTTAACAAACAGTTGAAGTTCTGAGGGCAGACGATTGTCAAAAGACACAAAGTCACACCAGCTGCGGTTTGTGCAAGCCATTTGGAATTGCATTTGCGTGTTGTACTTGCCTGGCACTGTCTGACTAAGCAAAGTCTCAATGTGCGTGGCTGTCTGGGGCGCTTTTATCTCTAACAAACCATCGTCACCAACCAGGCCATCAGGGGAAGCGCCCGCCATGATGATGGATGGATGGGGAATAAACCCAACCTCATCTACTAGAACGTCGTGCAAAGCCTCATAAGCAGCTCTAGCAAGTGGTTCTGTATCTGTACCGTGTTGCATAGCAGCATTGGTAAAACTTTCCCCCTTTTCACCCGTTAGGCGTTCACACACCAATTGAGCCATGTAGTTGTCACGGGTTGCCGAGTAGCCCGTTTTAGTCTTGGCAAGCACATCCGCCACACGGGATGCGGTGACTTTGCCAATTCGGGCTGCAAACCATTCGTCTGTGCCTTGTTCCATCATTTCAATCATAATTTCGCCTTTGCTTTGTCTTTGGCTGCAATCACTTTGCTTTGCCACTCTGTATTCCCATTGCAAGCGGCATAGGCGGCTTTGTAGGCAATTTTTAAACTGTCTTGGTCTGTTGATGCCTCAATAGCCGCCAAATGGTCTGTGAGGGCATTTTCATTGACCGATGGCTTTTCAATGACCGTCTTGCGTGTGGCGGCATTTCCGTCATCGTCCTCTGGTGCGATACCGCAAGCCGCCATGAGGCTATATCTCCGAGCATAAGTCAAAGCACTTCCGTAACCCTGCGGGTCTTGCTTGCTGGCTGGTACGTGTAATTTGCCACATTCCAGCATCTCGCCTGATTCGTGGATAAACACAGTCTCTACAGTGACCCCACTTAGGTCTTCACTTGTTCTTTGAATAAGCGCAATGCCAGCCTCGTTCAAACCCTCAATGACAGCCTCTACGCAAGCACTGAGGTCTGCATATCTGCTTTTGAAATGCGGGTTGGTGGATGATTTAAGAGCAGGGCCAAATGCCTTTTGAGCCTTAACCAATGCGGTTGCTATATTTTTCATGTTCAGCCTCTCCAAGCTAGTAATACACCAATGCCGCCAAAGATGACGATGGCAAGCACACATTCAATCAGGGTTTGAATAATCTTAGATTTCATTTTGTTCCTTTAACATACGGGCGTGGTGAATCTTGGCCTCAGACACAACGTGTTGAAATTCTGATAAAGGCAGATCGCAAGAAATGTTGTCACCTTTTAAGTTAAAGACAAACACATCGTAGATTTCTGCTGAGTTGTGGTCATGCGGCATATTGATTTCTGCTGGGTAGTAGTCATAGCCGACTTTGACTTTTTCAATGGTTACGCAATTGTCATAAGAGACAAATTCATCAAAGTAGTATTGGAGTTTGTAATCAATCATGGCTAATCCTTATTTGTACTGATAGCCACACAAGTC